TCCAGCGCCCCCGGCTCCGGCACTACTTGCTCCGAATGGTGCAGTACCGCCAGCAGCTCCGGCTCCGCCACCACCGCCTGCTGCACCGTAATAAGCAGACTTTGGTGCGGGAGTGTAGACAGTACCGTTACCGCCCGGGTTTCCGCCTGTAGTTCCAGCGGCTCCAGTACTGCCTCCAGGAACTTGCGCACCGCCACCGCCACCAGAACCTCCTGAAGCCGCGGCATTATTGCCGCCACCATAACCACCGCCGCTAGATGTCAACCCATTAAAAGAAGAATTAGAACCCGATACATCCGCTCCTCCGCCACCACCAACGGTTACTGGGAAACTACCGGAAGAAACAGTGGCTGTTGTATAACGCAGAGCTCCTGCACCGCCACCGCCACCACCATTGCCACCAAAAATAGACGGCACGCTACCGCCACCGCCACCGCCAGCAATAACAGTGTAGCCGATGGTGATGGTGTTGGACTTGCCGCGCAAGTTGTTCATGCTGATTGTGCCCGACGGCACACCCGCCAATGCACGTACGTTAGCTTGGTTTAGGCTAATAGTCGTTGTCGATGGCAGTCCAAGTTCCGTATTAACTTGGGACATCGATATTGTCCCGGTTGGTAGCGTCATGCTTGCTCCTTACGGGGTGCCGTATGCAGTAATGTCGGCTGCAGATGTGATGTTGCCAGACGAATCCATGGACGCAATAACTGTAGACCCATACTTAAAAACAAGTTTACCGCCAGACTCCGTAATTGTGAAGTTGGTGGTTGCCAAGTTTGCGGCATTGGTTGCGTTTGTGGCATTGGTTGCGTTTGTGGCATTGGTTGCGTTTGTGGCGCTTGTTGCGGTACTGGCAGATGTAGCTGTAGCCGCATTTCCACTAATATTGATGCCCCAAGTCCCTGAGGCATTTGTGCCTGTAGTAGACGGAGCGCCGATCGTGTTGTAGGAAATGGTCTTTGCAGCTGCCCCGTTGAATGTCGTACCGGATACATCTCCAGAACCAGAGTTGTTGAACGTCACCGCATAAGGGGTTGTCGTGGTAATTGTTGACCAAGCCAAGGCGCTACCATTCCAGCCGAGGTATGAACCAACTACCGACGGGGCAGTCAAAAAGCCTGTAGCGCCGACGCCGGTTTGATACGCAATCTGATTAGCTGTACCACCAGCAATGTTTGTTGCAGTTGTTGCACTTGTTGCGTTAGTGGCATTTGTTACCGCCGTAGCACCAATAGCCGAAACGATCTGAGCACCGGTCGCGGCGGTGAACGCGCTGGTTCCGTTACCGTAAGCCACACCAGTCAGGGTAGCAACCCCAGTTCCACCGGAGCTAACAGGCAAAATGCCAGACGTTGCTAAATACGAAGTGGCGTTGACAACGTCCGTACCATTGCAAACCAGAATAACCTTTGACCCATTAGCCACCGAAACGCCGGTTTGCCCACTCACCTTGACCGTCACGGCGTAGCCGCCAGACGTGTTGTTATAGATGAAGTACAGCTTTTTATTGGCCGGGACAACCAGGTTACGTGCTGCCGTCAGTGCGCCGGTACATTCAATAAAGATATTTCGCGCCGTAGCAGAAAGGCCCGGTGTCATCGTCAGGACGGTATCCGCCCCATCCGTTATAGCCTGAGTGACATAGCCAGAAATGGCCTGCTCAAGCAGGGTTCCCAAGTTGTTATTGGTGGTCGTGCCCCATGCGCCTGATTGGTCGCCGGTACCAATCAATTCGATAGCAAGGTTTGTTGAGTACGTACTTGACATGGTGTTCCTTACTGCTCGTCATTGATCAACGTCCACCCCGGAGTTTGGGTATCGCTGACATTTGTCCATCCGGGGGTTTGCACGTTGTTTATAGCCCCCCAATCTGCGATCTGGCTATCTATGATTTTCAACCACCCAGAAACGGTTGTATTGTCTGCCAAGGTGGCATTTTCCGCAACAGCCGCCGCAAACCCAGCTTGAACAGCCCTGGCGTCAGCGGAGTAGAGTTGTTCCAGCATCTCGATGTAAACATTCAGGGTTGCGGTATTGGCGTCTGCCGCCGCTAAGTTTTCAACGATAGCAAGCGTAAATATCGAAATAATAGTGCTGGGGTCGCTCAATGTAGAGGCTTCTGAAATAGCCGCCGCAAATGCCGCCAAGATAGTCGGGCTGTCAGCCGAGGTCACATTTTCTGTAAGCGACTGTACAAACTGCGCCGTAATAGTCACCGCATCCGCCAGGCTTGCGTTTTCAGTTATGGTTTGAGCAAACGAGTATGCCTGAGTGCTGGAGTCTGCGGAGGTAAACCCCTCTGTAAGAGACGACAGAAACGCAAAGTAGGTTTCAAACGCATCGGCCAACCCTGAATTTTCCGCCACACTTACGGCAAACTGCGCGGCAATAGCCAATACGTCCGCTGGGCTGGAATCCTCCGCGATGTTTTGTAAAAACGCTGACTGCTGTGTGCTGGAGTCATCAGAGGTTAAGTCTTCCGTTACCGACCCAAAGAACGATCCAGCAAAAGACAACACGTCCTCAGCAATAATATCCTCTGTAACATTCGGCGCATACGCATATTGCTGCGCACTAAAGTCCGCCAAGGAAATGTCTTCGGTAATTGACAGGGCGTACAGAGTTGACGCTTGCGCAGCAAACGCTGTCTGGGCAAATGCTGTATCGCCAAACATAATTACCGAAACCTCGGGCCGTTAAGCCACATAGTTGCGGAATACCGGGTGCCGCTCAGGATAGGCGTAACGCAGTGTTCCACAATTGAGGGGAACGCAATCACAGTGCCTTTAACCAGTGGAGCGGTGTATTCAGAATACATGCGAAGTTTTAATTCGCCCCCCTCAAATTCTGACGAATCGTTCAGCAGACACACAACAGTCAGTTTTCTATCGGTCGGCAAGCCAGATAATTGAAACGTATCCACATGCCAGCGGTAATGCTGTTCTGGCCCATACTCGGCAAACTGGATGTTTTCCCGCCCCGTAACGTGGTATTCCCACTTGCAGACCTCATTGCCGTTTAAAGCAGTCTGAAGCATGTAGGGCTCAAACCAATGCTTCTCAGGGGCAAACCGTACCGTTGTGTTGCGGTACTCAAAGTCGGTCTGCTCCCCTTTGTTACCCATTGTGGCATCTTGGCTTTGAAGAGACAGGAAGTCCTCTTTTGCTTTATCGCAAACCTCTTCAGGCACAGCGCCTAGATACCAAAGGGGAAGATGACTCATGGTTGCGTTGCGTCGTTTCTTAAGCCGCCAGCTTCAATTGCGTCTTGAATCCAGCCGGTTAACTTGTCGATAACGGTTTGTTGCATCTCAGGTGTAAACGATACCCCTGTTATTTCCAACGTCCGTTTCATTGTTGGTTCAACTAAAAGCAGGTTGTAGGTATCTTCCACAACAACACCGTTGTGTGTAAATCGCAGTTTTGCAATGTACGTATCAGGGTCGTGGGATAAAACTTCTACTTGCATGTCAATCCTTTGCGGCGAGGAGGGCTTCAAGCTGCGCAATCCGTGCTTCCAACGCTGCCATGCGGTCGTCAGTCATCTTTGATACCACTGCCAACACGGAAGTTGTTTCCCCGTAGTCTACCGATAACGTTCCAAGACCAGTGGCTGTTTTCAAAGAATCATCAGCTTCCAGGACAAACTCAGCACAGCCGTTGTCCCGTAGAGTTTGCGCTCCATAGCCAATGCGGGTGCGCCCATCACGCTCGTATTTGATAGCGGCCTTGGCCAAGGTATCACGGCGCTCAATGACATTATCAATTTCCCTGACGTTTTCTTTAAAGCGCAAATCCGAATAGGCTGTGACGTTTCCGTTCCACGTCACGTTGCCGGAGTTATCCCACTGTGCTTGCCAAAGACCGTTAGCGGGGTTGTAAAACCCGTGAGTCGAAGCATTCGACATCAAAATACAGGTGTTGCTGTTATTTACACCCCAACCAGTCCAGCCGTTTAGCCCGCTACCATAAATGGTATTGTTACCGTAGGAAATAGTCCCATCCGCTGGCCATATCCCTCGACCATAGCTGGCGTAATACATACCCGCTTGCCCAGTAGTCCGAAACCAGCCGTCTGAACCGTTTGTATAAGCAGGGCCATTAAGATAATAGGCATAGTCCGCAAAACGACAGACATCGACACGAACGCCATAGGTACTTGCTCCGTTCCACCCCATTAAAGTTGGATACGTTCCACTCCAGTTTACTGAAGGATTGGTATTGTTTACGGATGTTCCATCAGGCGAAGTACTGGCCGACGCATCAAAAATTGTGTGGTTGTTACCGTAGTTTTTCCAAGCAAGCTGACCAACTACGTTTGAGATAGCACCAACGCTATTCCAGTTTGTTCGGGTTGCCAATGTGCCATACGGTCCTGTGGGGCCAGTCGGTCCAGTTGCTCCCGTAGGGCCAGTCGGTCCAGTTGGGCCAGGTGAACCCGTAGGTCCAGTCGCACCCGTAGGACCAGTAGGGCCAGGAGATCCAGTGGGGCCTGTTGCGCCCGTTGGGCCTGTTGCACCAGTGGGGCCAGGAGATCCGGTCGGGCCGGGAGCCCCTGTGGGGCCGGTAGGACCAGTAGGTCCAGAAACCCCCGCAGCCCAAGTTCCATCCCCACGCCAGAACGTAGAGGCCGAAGCGCTAGTACCGCTATTCAGGTTAGTAACAGGTAAGTTACCGCTGACGTGGGTAGACAAACCAATCTTGCCCCAGCTAGGGGCAACACCAACACCGCCGGAAATTAATGCGTTTCCGGTTGCAACGTCAGCCAGCTTTGACAACGCAGTGGTTGTAGAGGCGTAAAGAATATCGCCAACAGCGTAGCTAGACTGGCCCGTACCGCCTGAAGTAGCAACAAGCGTTGAAGACAGTCCTGCCGCAGTCCCGGTTGTGTTTTGGTTTAGGGTCGGCACATCTGCCGCCTGAATGGTAGACATCACTACGTTAGTGCCGTTACCACGCAAATACGAACCAGAGGTTACTGCGCCCGCAAAGGTATTCATTGCACCCTGCGCAGTGGTTGAAGCCGTACCGCCAGCCGCGACCGGCAGTGTTCCAGCCGCCAGAGCAGAAGCGCTGGTTGAATACAGCGCATTGTTAGCCGAAGCAAATGTAGTTAGGCCCGTGCCACCGTACCCCGATGTAATCGTGCCACCGTTCCATGTACCGCCTGTAATAACGGTAGAGCCCAACGCCAGAGAGTTAGTACCCCAGGTGACGTTTTCAGGAATGTATGCGTGTACGTCCCATGTGCCGCCTGTGGTGGAGTTATCGAGCAATGCAATACCTGCTGCGCCCCCCGGTGCTACCGTTCCAATAGTTGCGCTTGCGTAATCGGTAATAGTCAGCGTACCAGTTGCGTTATTGTTGAACTGGAACGTTGTGGTGTCGGTCAGGGTTGTGGCGTCTGGCAGTCGGTACGTTTGTCCGCCAGTGCCAGTAAGAGTCTGGTTGAACTGAGACGCCGCCGTTAATATAGTTGTACCGCCAGCGGCTGTCACTGTTTGTGTGCCTTGGCTAATGCGGTTAACCGTGATGTTCTGATTGCTGTCCCGCAGCACTACCGAGTTGGCCCCGGAAGACGTGGTGACTCCTGTACCACCATACGCCACACCGACAGTTGAGCCTTGCCATGTGCCGGAAGTAATGGTGCCCAACGCGGAGACGTTGCCGCTTGCGTCCAGGTTAACCGAACGCCCAGACGGATACGTCAGGAAGACATTAACAGTACCGGAAAAAGTTACCGCAAGTCCAGAGTTGCTGGAGGCGTAGACCGTGGTTCTGGTTAGCGTTGGCCCTGTGGTGGAATACGTGCCAAGACCCACCTCCCAGTTTCCAGAGGCGTCAGTCGCGGAGTAATACGTGGTATTAGTGTCGCCTACAGCGGCAAACGTCTGAAAACCCTGTATTGCCCCGGTAAGTGTGAAACTTACAGTGGTGTTTGCCGTGGCCGTTTCTTGGACACGGTTAGCTAAAACCAGAGCCATTTACGACTCCTTATCAGGAGGTTGCGGTCGTGCTGTAAGTAACGCTAACGGTGTCGCCTGCGGTTGTGACTTTAGCCGTAGCAAAAGCGCCAGCACTATACAACGTACCAGCGGTACTGCTTTGCGTGCTAACTGCGCCAGAACCCGTCACTAAGAAGCAACCGCCGACCGTACCGCCCGCGCCCGTGATGGTGTAGGTGATAGCTGAAGCCGACTTGGTCGTTACGTTGGAAGGTGTCGAACCGCTAGAAGTAGCAGCCGTGAAAGAAGCCGTGCCACGCACAGCAGAACCACCAACCGTATAGTTGACGAACTCAGTCCACCCACCATGCGAAGCCATCGTGTCCGATGCTGAGAAAGTTGGGCTTGAACCGGAAATCAATCCCAGGAATGGTCCGACCGTGGTATATGAGACACCAGACAGAAGAGTGTCCAGCATCAGCTCTTTACCAATTGCGTTAACCAAGTTGGGAAATTCTTCTTCCCACTTGATGTTGCCGTCAGCATCGCGACACACTACATGGTAATGGCCTTCTATGCCCACGCCTTCTGGCATGGTTGCTTTGGCCTGCAAAGTAGCTTGGGCGCTGTCGCCAAAACCAGAAAGTTCTTTGTGCATATTAACTCCTTAAATGGACGAGCGAATCAATGCCGTTGACGCAGTGTTGGCTGGCATTGTGATGGTGAATGAAGTGGTTGTGGTTTTGTCAGACCCAAAGTCCAGCACAGCAACCGACTTGTTGCCTTTGCTGCTGTTATAAATTAGCGCACAACGAGCGGTAAACGCGCCGGGGGTCCAGACAACGTTACCAAACCCGACATAGGCGGTATACCCGGAGGTGTTGACTGTGATACCCGTCATTACTTTACCACCTGCGGTATACCCAGTACCCACGATCTCATTAGTCGTTGTGTACACCGTAGTGTCCGCATTCAAATTTGCGTTAGCGGTATACAGGGCGATCTTAATCACATCCGTGGTCAAGTCATGGATGCCTTGGTATAGCTCCGCTTTGAAGCTGGTGGTTTGCGTCTGAAGGATACTCATGCAACTGGGTTCCTAACCTGACCGTCACGATACGCATCCATACGCTGTTTGCCGTCACCCAGGTTCTTGAGCAATGTAAGCGCCTGCAGGAACTGCTCTTTGTATAGAGCAACCATATCGGGTTCGCCCTTCATGTAACGAATGGCTTCCATCATGGTGCCGTTAAGCAGCGCGGAATCAAAGTTGTCACCCAACCAGGTGGTCTGAGCGGTAACAATTGACTCGGGGTAATAGTAGAAATGCAACTCGACCGTATAGGTCTGATCCGGGGTTGGCCCCAAAATGAACGAAAGCTCATTAGTAACCGTAGGCCCAGTAACAGTTGGCCCGAAGATAGCGTAGTGCTTAGGTAGCCCGCGCGCGGCTACAGAGTTCCTGGGGTAGGCTTCGCGGATAAAGTTCACATC